TTGCTTCAACGGCTCGGATGGCATCGCATACATGCGCGTGAGCAAGTCGGATGTGCTCATCAGGCGGCAACGGCATGAAGCTGCTCCATCAGGAAGTCGCGGTGCGCCGCGGTCTTGATGTAGTCAGCGGCCTTCTTGTCCGGCGGCAGACTGAAGCGTTCTTGAAACGCCAGCACGATCTGACTGCGGCGCTCGTCGCTCACCTTGAGCACAGCCTGCACTAGCTCTTGCACCTCAGCGGCGCTGAGCTTTTCCGGGTTGGGCGAACTCGGTGCTTTTTGAGCAGTAGCCGATTTCACCCTTGAAGGCTTGTTAGCGCTAGCCACTTCGGGTTGAGCGTTGTCGTCGCGCATCGGGTTCTCCACCTCGACTCGCGCCCACAGCTCATAGCCCAAGCCAAACGCAAAGGCTGCAGCGGTGCAGAGGCAGCGGCGGTGTGTGTCGGTCAGCGTGCGCGCTGTGATCCGTTCAAACGGAATCGGGTTGTTGCGGTTGTCCATGCACGCCTGAGGGAAGTCCGGCGTCACCTGCTCGCCATTGGCGAAGTAACCAACGACATAACCAGTGCCATCCGGTGCACGCCAGACGTGGCCGCCATCCGGCGCGCTGCTGAGCGTGAACTGCCAGCCCGGTGCATGGACGTGGAGCAGGTGGGCGATCTTGGCCCAGTTCACATAGTCAGCGGCATAGGAGCCGCTGCCCTTGGTGGAGATGTCATCAGGAGAGATGACCCCACCAAGTTGCGGGAAATCAGTCATGGATGCGGGGTTATCGGATGCCGCGTCGCTGCGGCACCCTTGCACACTAGGCTAGCCAACGCTAGTCGTCAATGACTTCTCCCCACGCCGCTAACGCCTCGTCTACTGGGTCGGAGCCGTTCAGGCAAAACGACTCCCATTCGCTCGGCGTCCATTCATGCCAGCCGCTCAGCACATTGCGCAGTAGATCCCGCTGGCTGTTGCTCAGGCTTTGGCACTGCTGCTCCAGCTGCTTCCAGGCCACCGCTGGCGTGAGCCCTTTGGCCTTCGCAAGCGCCTCAAACCTTGCTTGGTGCTCAGCGCTTAATGCTTTCGCGGCATCCTGAGTCAACGGCTCTGGTTGCTGCAGCCACTCCGGCGCCTCCAGTTCGCCGATGAAGTGTGAAAAGAAATCCGTCGCCCGCCATGGCACACCATTGGCATCGGTGATCGGCTGCGACTCCTTGAGGCGATCCTTCAGGCGGCGGTCCGTCACGCCGCTGTAGTCGCTCTCGGCCACCCGCGCATTGGCCAGCGCCAACTGGATGAAGGTCAGCGGCTGCGGCTGTTCGGTCTTGGCGTTTTGCAGCTTGTTGAAGCTGGAATCCCGCACCGCAGGAAATCCCGCCTGCTCACCCCACTCATGCAGCGTGCTGTGGATCCAGCCGTTGCGATTGCACCAGGCCGTGAGTGTGCGACCAAAGCGCTGCCGGGCAGCTAGCGGCGGATGGCTGTAGCGGTCGTGATCCAAAAGAGAGCCTTCGCTAGCGAATAGCCTAACCCTAGGGATGGGCAGCCCTCTCCCCGGCCCTAAGTCGCACCTCTGTGACTGCTCCATCGCTCACCACCACGCGCTCTACCCACTGCGATACCAGTCGCCGCGTTTGCTCTGGCGTCTTAGTCATCTCTGTCCACACCGTTGGCTGATCCAGCGCGTTCAACGCATCCGCCAGCGTGAACCGACTGCCGCCATTACTGACGCATTCCTCCAGCAAGGTGCTCAGCCGCTGCTCCTTGCGCCCAATCACCTCCGCCAGGTCCGCGTCGTCCAGCAAGCGCAGGTCACTGATCTGACCCTGCAGCTGCTTGATCTCCGGGCTGAGCTGTTGCTTCAGCCGCAGTTCATCCACCACGCTGCCGTAGGCCAGCACCTCCCGCTTCTCCCACAGGCGCCTAAGCACAGCCTCCACCACGGCCTTCTCTTGGATCACCTTGTGCGGACGGTTCGGACAAACCTCATGGCCACAGCGCAGATAGGTCGGACCTGGCTTGCGCGGTTGGTGGTAGTGCATCAGGCCACCGCAATGCCCGCAGTACACCAGCCCTGTCAGCACACGGCTGCGTCGCGTGCGAATCGGTGCCAGGGAGCGCACCCGTAACGACTGCATCACCTGCTGGATCTCCACCTGCTCCTCGTGGCTGATCAATGCTGGATGCGCGTGCGGGTGAATCTCTTCCACCTGCCCTGGCTTGTTCAGCAGGCGGCTTTTGTTGCCATAAGCGTCCAGCTTCCAGCGGAAGGTTCCATACACGCGGCTGCCAGCAATCGCTGGATTCAGCAGCCAACGCCGCAGCCCTTCCAAACTTCTAAACGCTTGGCCGCATTCCTGGTACTGATAGTCAAAAGCATCCCGGAGGCTCGCGCTCTGTAAAAAGCGAGTCACGATCTGCCGGCCAATCGGCGCCGTCTCGGGGTCCAGTTCGTAGTTGAGCTTCCCCTCGGTGTAGCGATAGCCAAACGGCGGTTTACCAGCCTGCGGCTTCAGTTGCTTCCGGGCATACAGCTGCCCGTGATGCACCCGCTCACCGATCAGCTCCGATTCCATCTGCGCCATGCCCATCAGCAAATTGGCGTAAAAGCGCCCCATGGCTGTCGACAGATCAATCGACTGATCCAGGCAGATCAGGTTCGGCCAGCTGTCTTGGTTGAACAGGCGCAGCAGTTTGCCGCCATGCACCGTGGAGCGGCTCATGCGGTCCATGCGCGTGCAGAGCACCGTGGTCAGCAGACCTTGCTCGCAGCACTCCAGCAACCGCTTTAGCTCAGGCCGGTCGTCACGGGTGCCAGAGGCCACATCAACAAACTCAACCACCGGCTCATTGAGCTGGGCGGCGTGCTCACGCAGGCGGCTGAGCTGTTGCTCTAGGGCGTGGGCTTGGTCGTCGCTTTCCGTGCTGACGCGGGCGTAAATCGCCGTTGTCATTGTTCAATTCGCTCCAGGCTATTCTGTGGCTACAGGCCTAGTCGCGCCAGAGCTGCTTGGCCTGAAACCACAGCCGAGAAGCCGCATGACCACTGCAATCTCAGACCCGACCGCTCAGCCGATCAGCTACAGCACCCTGCTGGAGCTACTCAGCAGCCAAGGCCAAGCCCATGAAAACCTCGGAGCCGGCCTGCGCGAGGCCTGCATGTGCCTGCAAGACGCCCGGAGCTTTTACGACCTGCCGGCGGCACTGGAAGAGCCCTTGACGCGCTTCCGCTGGCACCTCGATCAGGCGTTTGCGGCGCTGGAGGATGCCCGCGAGCTGATCTGATCCGCAGCGCCAACCGGATCACCACTGGCTCTAGGGACTAACGCCCTAGGGCTTTTTTGCGTTGTGACGCGCAGCAGATCCGCAGCAGCTTGATTGATTCCCGCTAGCGCAGTCTATTGTTTGACCATCGCTAGCTGTTCCCGATCGCTAGCGGCTACCCAATCCGAAGCCATGACCGCATCCCTACGCTTCGTGAGCCGCGCCCCCAAGCGCATCACGATCACCGTCTCTCACTCCGTAGCTGAGAACCTCCACAGCTTGAGCGACGAGCAAGGCCGATCCACTAGCAATCTCGCTGCACACCTGTTGGAGGTGGCGCTGAATGCGATGAACGGCGGCCCACCGCCGATCCAGAAACGATGGCCCGGTAAGGGTTGATGCAGGGCCCCGCAAGGGGCCTTTTTCATGCGCAGATGCAGCAGTCCTGCAGCGGGTCGCAAGGGACTAGGCGGCTAGGGCGGGTAGCTCTTGCCGACGTGGCTAGCTGCCGCTAGCTTCAGCACCGATCCGTTCAAATCCGTGCAAAACGGTGCAGATCGGTTCAGATCGGTTCAAATCAGTGCCACTTGGCGATGCCCCGGATCAACTTGACTGTGCAGCCTGAGCTGTACGACTACATCCTGAAACACAAGCCCAAGGCCCTGTCAGTGCCTGCCTTCTGCAGTCTTCTGATCGAGCAGTCGGCTTCAGATTCACTTGACAGGCCCATTACTCTGGGAGAACCGAGCGCAGCCGGGTCTCCCTCTACTTCTAATTCTTCTTCTTTAGAAGAAGAATTAACTCCTATACCTAATAAAACCAAGACGCGTGCGCGCGTGCGCGAGGCAACGCCCTACAGCGCCAAGGTCATCAGCGGCGATCTAGTGCCCGGTGACCTGCTCGATTGCCAGCAGCTGCTGCCCGAGTTCTGGGCGGTCAAGAAGGGAACGCGCTCAGAAGGCGTCTGGAACCGCGTCTGCGGCAAGTTGCGTGGGTGGACACCTGAGCAGCGGCGCGAGGCCCTTGAGCGGGCCATAGCGAGCGGCTGGGGCGATGTTTTTGACCCACCTACCGCTAGGGCTAACTCGGGGCAATTCGGCAGCGGTGATGCAGCGCCGAAGACTGCGCAGCAGTTGATCGTCGAATCCGTCATCCGCAAGCACCAACAGATGGAGGCCGGCAATGCTGTCTTTTGAGCACTTCACCGCCACGCTTGGCGCCTTGACCGAAGCGCTGCCACGGGGCAAGCGCATGGCTGAGGCCACCTTTGCCTTGATGTGGGCCACCTTCCCAGCCAAGGCCAAGGAAGACCTCACGCCTGAGATCTGGATGTATGCGGCCGCGCAGCGCCTGCTGGATCCCGATCCACTGGAAGACCTGCCACTGCCGATGCAGCTGCTGAACTATGTGTTTCGCAACGAGAACGGCAGGGCCAACGTCAGCTGGGGTCTGAAAGCAGATCTCCCAGAGCGCATGGCCAACCCGGACCGCTTCAATCCACAGCCGGTACCAGGCCAGATGGTGCTGCCACCAGAGCCTGCTGTCACCAACCCGCTGCTGCAGGAGGTGCGCTGGTGACGCAGTTATCCCTTGTGCTTCAAGGCGAAGCAGCTAAAGCAGACGGCATGGCGCGCGCATGGGATCACGCCAATACCAACTGGAAAGCAGCCGCTACCGCCATCGTGCGTCACCTGGCTGAAACCAACCGTGAGTTCACAGCCGATTCCGTTTGGGCTGAGCTTGAAGCCTTTGGTTTCACCACCCGTGAGCACCGCGCTATGGGTGCCGTGATGCGCGCTGCGGCCATGGACAACCTGATCGTTAAAACCGATCGCGTGGTGCCGACCACCAGACCATCAGCCAACCGGCGGCCGGTGGCCATTTGGAGATCCTTGATGCCTAGCGCTTGTTAGTGCTATCAAGTTGGCTAGCATCCACCTATTAGGAGCAGAGGCCGTTGGCGCGGCCTCTATCCATGCTCCCGCCAGCAGGGATGTGACCCCTAACTGCTGGTGTTCCCAGTCTGACTGTCTTCCTTGCCGTTGACATTGGGCTGGGGCTCCTGGGGTGTTCCCTCATCATGCAAATTGAACTGTTTAACACTGATCGCTACGGCGTGATGGCGTTGCCATGGAAGCGACGACTGAAGAGCCGTGGCTTACCTGCTCTTCAGAACCTTGTTCAGAATGAGAACATTTGGATTGGTGAGTTGTGTGCCATGGAAGATGAGGCACACGAAGAAGGCTGCCCTGAAGCTTTTGATCTCTTCGTTAACGATCTAGACCGCATTGGTTTACCGGCAAAGCAGTTTCGTAACTTGATGCGTGCTTGGCGATACAAGCAAAACCCTTTGACAGCAAGCAAGGTTGCACACCTTCGTTTCCTGAGCCAAGTCGTAGGCAAGATGGATTCCGAACAACTTGCCTTGCCTTCAAGCAAGGTGATGGTATCCACAGAACCTCGGACGCCTAACCGACTTGCAGCTCCTTTGAACTTTCAAGATCTTTCGCAAGGTGGACGGCTGACCCCGCACACTGCCGGAAAGATTGGTGAGGACAGCGTTGAGAACGTGTTGAAGCGCCTTGGTATCGCGCATCAACCACAGTTCATCGCGCCTTTTATTGGTTGGGGCAAGTCAAAACAGTCACGTGTTGACTTCAAGGTTGCAGCCTTTGATGATGAGCCATTGCACCGTGGCTTCTACATCGAAGTGAAGTGGCGTAACCGTCAGATCAGCGCTGATGACAACCTGACGGCTCTTCTGCATAACATTGAGGCTTGGTATGACTTGCCGACTTTGGTGCTCTACGACGGCGAGGGCGCTGTCAAGGAGGCCTATGAAACGGTGAAGCACCAAATGGAACAAAAGCGGCGCAAGCTGGTGGAAAAGCTATTGGCTGTGATGACCTTCAATGAGTTTGTGCTTTGGGCGCAAACACAACTTGGCCAGCAGGCGATGGAGGTGGCATGACGACAGCAGAACTTGTGACGGTAGAAGTCGTTGCCGATAGTTCTTGCAAGGTTGAGGAGTTTGATTACAACCTGATTTCAGACCCTCATGATCGTGATTGGGCCGAGTCGGCGGCGGGCTTCATCACATTCGGATTGGGCCAGGCTGTCATTGAGGTGCTTAAGGCAGGCAGCCTGCTGATAGAGGCAAAGCAACGGCTTGCCCATGGCGAGTATCTGCCTTGGGTGCAGAAGGCTTGTGGTCTAAAGCCGGGTTATGCAGCAAAGCTGGTTCAGGCCGCCGAGTGGGCAAATGTCGAACATGTTCCACATTTGGAGGCAATTACCGACACCGCGACTCTTTTTCTGTTGTCTGCCGATGCCACCCCAGAGGACGTGCGCCAGTGGGCGTTAGAGCGATGCGCTGCTGGGAAGCCACCAAGCCGCAAGGAAGTTGCAGAGCGCAAGCGTCAAGCCCAAGGCAAGCCATCTCGCACCCTGGTGCAGGAAGCTCTTTCGGCTCTCAAGCTCAGCACTGAGGCAAGGCAGCTGGCCGCTAAGGCTGAGCACATCAGCACAAGGCAGCTGCTTCAAGAACTCGACTTGGATGAGCTTCCAAAAGGTCGAGAGCATCTGACCACTACGCACATCTATTGCAAGAACGGAACAGGCTGGTGGAAGCTGCCGCAAGTTCCTGTTGTTGATGTATCTCTACAGCAGTCGGTAATACCTGTGCAGATAGATGAATTTGCAGAACAGCATCTATCAATCCAGGAAGCAGCCAGGCTGATGGGATTTGCAAAACCATCCCATCTTGGCAACCGATTGACTCCATCATCTGTTAAGCGCCTTGGTTTGCCAAGGCGAAATCAATGGCAAGCAAGACCATCGCAAACTAAAAACATGTGCTACGTGACATCTGTTAGATGAAATCAGCCTTTGATCTCAGCAGCGTCCAAGCCCTTCTGCAACGCGGCATCAATTCGGGCCATTGGACCCTCGAACACTTGGATTACCCAAGCCCCGATTACGAACGCAATCTGATCGAAGCCCGTCGCTCCGCATATTTCTCCCCTGCCTACGAACCACCCAAGCCCTATGCCAACCCGCTCCGATCCCCCAATACAGGCGTTGCCGTCCAACCCATCAACCCCCGCGACTTCGATGTGGCTGCAGCCACTAGGGCTAACGAGGGACCAAGAAACCTGGACCTACCGCCTCTCCAATGGCCACCAGTTCCCGGTCAGCGTCACCAGCCTGATCTCAGCGGTGACCAAAACACCAGAACAGATGGCGGCAATCATGGCCAGCCGGCACATCTGGGAACCACGGGGCAACACCATCCACAAAACCCTGGAGGTGATGGCACACCAGCGCTTCAACCCCAACCCACCGCCCAACCTGTCTCCAGCGCCCCATGGTGACTACACCGCCTGGACCGAACCGCTCCTAACTCACGAGCTCTGGGATCGCATCACCGTCATCGGCGCTGAAGTCATGGCCTACAGCCTGCGCCGCAACGTCGCTGGCACTGCAGATCTCGTCATCCGCTTTACCGATAACACCTACGGCATCGCCGATCTCAAAACCCAAAGCTCAGAGCGCTCCACCCCCTACGACACCCGCCCGCAACTCGGCGCCGGCGTTGAAATGATCGGCGACCACTACAAGCTCCTCATCTCCCGCTGCCTCACGCTCTGGTCACGCCCCGGCAGCCTGCTCATCCAAACCCATACCGCTGACGAGTGCCTCCAAGCCTGGTTCGATGTCTGCGAGGAATACGCAGCGCGGTTCCGCCCCTTCTAAGCCGCTAATCAGCCCCCGCTAGTCCACCACAGGCCCATCCCGTGGCACTCTTATCAAGCCGGGATGGCCCGAATACAACACCCGCAAGGGGAATCAGGGCAGGAGCATGCGGCTCCATCGGAATCCCGGCACCCAATCGCTAGTCACCCTTGACGCCTAACGTTGGCTAGCCTATTGTCTTGATCACGGGGGCGACCCCACCGCATACCACCCATGAACCAGCTCCATACGGTTCTCCCAGATGCCGCACCATCCGGCTGGGCTGAGCGCTATCTCTTCAACAGCGCCATCCTCTCCGACTGGTGTCACGAGCACGATCTCGACGACATGCATGCCACCTTCCTCGCGGCAGGCATCCCCTACACCGTCCAATACGTCCCGCCAGCTATCCGCGCTGATGACAGCAGCTGGGCAGACGAATGCCGCTCCGCATCTTCCCGTAACTCCTTTGCGCAGCATCAATGACTAGCGCTAGCGAGCGGCAGCTAGCTCTCCTGCTGGAGCAGGCCGTCACCAACGACATCCACGAAGAGGACGCCACCGAGTTCCTCGACGACCACGGCATCCCCTTCTTTTCCCACAACCGTCAAACCCTCATCACCCTCGCCTACCGCAACGGCTGGAGACCTCAATGACCTCACCATCCCTACCTCCCTTCATCACCCGCACCAATCGCCGCGTCTACTCCCGCACCACAACACACCCATCAGTGCCATCACGCCCGCACCGCAAAACCTCCAAACCCCAATCATTCCTTGAGCGTCATGGCGATCTCATCTGCTTCCTCTGGACCTGCATCCTCATCGCTGCACTCGTCTACACCGCCTTCTCTTGACGCCACCCTGGAGGAACTCACCTCCCTAGCAGCTAGTGAGAAGGCCATCCAAAACCGACGCCAACAACTCCTTGACCTACTGGATCAAATGGTGGAAGCGGGTGAAGCAGAAGATCAACTCACCTGGAACGACTACAAAATCACCCGCCGCACCCGTAAGTCCGTCACCTACCCCGATCACATCCTCGAACAACGCGAGCAGCTCAAGGCATCCGAACGACTATCACTCGCCTTGGGCGAGGCCTCGGTAACCATCAAGCACTTCTGGGAAGTGCGTGGATCATGAGCCCACACGATCACCAACCCTGCTGGCTCATCTCAGTCACCGGCTCCTACCTCACACCCTTCGGCACCTTCTCCGACAATCCCTCCGAAGCCCTCATCGCCGAACGCTGGTACCTCCAACGTCAACAATCACGCCTACCAGTCGCCACACTGATCATCCGGGCAATAATCACCAAAACACATGCAAAAGCGCGAGCAGATCAAAATCTGGCTAACCCATCAAGAACGCCAAACCCTTGATCACCAAGCCGCTGCTCTTCATACCTCACGCGGACAACTAATCCGTGAGCGCGCCCTCGGTGCTATCGCACCACCTCCCGTTGACCTCAACACCTATCAACGTGCCATCGACAACGCAGCTCGCACCGTCTCCGGTATCCCACGCTGTCAACTCGAAGCCATCGTCGCAACCGTCATCACCACCGTCGCCGCAGCCTGAAGCCATCACCTTCACCGTTGCTGGCATGGCACCCCAGCCCCAAGGAAGCAAGCGACATGTAGGCAATGGCGTAATGCTCGAATCCTGCAAAAACCTCAAGCCTTGGCGCTACCTCGTTCAACAAGCCGCCGTAGCCACTAACCATCCCACTATCTCTGGTCCAGTCTCCCTGTCCATCGTCTTTATCTTCCCTAGACCCAAATCCCACTACAACACAAAGGGCATCCTCAAACCCTCAGCGCCCACCTTTCACAGCGTCAAGCCGGATGGCTCCAAATGCCTCCGCTCTACTGAAGATGCCCTCGTCGATAGTGGCCTGCTTCAAGATGACGCGCGGATTGCAATCTCTTCGCATACCAAGCGCTACACCACACCAGGTGAACACCCAGGCGCTCTCATCACGATCATCCCCCTCTCGGTTGCTTAAACTTCATGCATGGAACATATCTCTGACCTGAAGTTTGACCATAAGAATGCACGCAAGCGCACAGATAGTTCTGCACGTCTAATTCAAGAGTCCCTGCAGCGCTACGGCGCCGCACGCTCCATCGTCATCGACGAAGAGAACCGCATCCTTGCCGGTAACGGCACAATCGAAGCGGCCAAAGCGCTAGGGCTAGCGAAGCTCAAGGTTGTCGAGGCCGCAGGCGACGAGATCATTGCCGTTCGCCGCTCCGGTCTTTCCGAAGACGACAAGGTAGGTCTAGCCCTGGCCGATAACCGCGCTGCTGAACTCTCGGACTGGGATGCCCAGATGCTGCATCAGCTCAGTGAAGAGCACGACATCGCCCCATGGTTTGAGCAGGAAGACCTTGAGGCACTACTTGAGCAGGCCGAGCAGCTAGAGCCAGTCCAAGGCAACACCGACCCCGACGAAGTTCCCGAGGCACCAGAAGACCCGATCACCAAGCCAGGCGACCTCTGGATCCTCGGTAACCATCGCCTCCTCTGCGGCGACAGCACCAACATCCAGCACGTTGAACGGCTGATGGATGGGCACAAAGCAGAACTCCTGCTTACTGATCCGCCATATGGAATTGGCATTAGTGCAAATCCTGTAAGGCAAAAGCACCAGAAGAAAGACTGGGACGCCCAGCCGATTGACGACCAAACACTAGCTTTCTTTAATTCCATAGCCACAGCTTCAATTATTTGGGGTGGTAATTACTTCGGGCTTCCACCTGCCCAGTGCTTTTACGTCTGGGATAAAAAACAGCCAGAAGACTTCTCTCTCGCAATGTGCGAGCTTGCATGGACTAACATCCCAGGTCCTGCCAAAATCTTTCGTCTATCTGTTACCTCTTACAAAAAAGACCACCCGACTCAAAAGCCTGTTGAGCTTCTTGAGTGGTGCCTGGCAAAAGCCCAAGGGATTGTCCTGGATCCATTTGGCGGTTCAGGCTCCACCCTCATCGCCTGCGAAAAGACCTCCCGCCATTGCCGAATGATGG